CATCATTATGCTGCCTCCACGACAAGATTGCAATTTTTTCGGAAATCTTCTAGTGATAAATCACTTTTTGCTATATTTGCCCAAGTAGTTATAAGCCAGACGTTATTTTTGGTATAACCTTTTGAGCTATCGATTCTATCAAGAGAAAAATTATCCGGGTGATTTAATTCAATAACAAATTTTCTTTGCGTAAGTGGACATCTTCCACCAGAAACTTTTAAAAGATGAGAAATATAAGCATGATCGATGTCATGCTCATATCCTTTTTTCTTTGCTCTCCTTTTTGAATCAGCTAAACGTGTTGAAATCAATGAAGATATCTGCCTTGATGTTGAGAATATTTTACTCATTACGCAGCCTCCGCAAACTTTAAAGCAGTTTCAAGAGCATCTCTCTTACGCTTTTGGTTTCCACCGAACCAAGAAGAATATAACCTGTTGTCTTGGTTTCTACCCTGAACATGATCAGTTATGTATGTAACTGAGTTATACGCCTGCCACCATGAACCTTTGGCGAAGTTTGCACCGGGTTGTAGTTCGATAGCATCATATGCGTCCTTGGCGTTTTTAGATAGTTGAAGAACCTTGTCGGTAATCTTACCATCATCAACCTTTTTAGATGAAGTTCTTGGAAACACATTGTTGTAGTAATCGATAAGAGAATCGAATGTGTACCTCTTACTGCCTAGGTAGTCAGCAGCTTCCTTGTACTTAGCGAATTTTGCAGAAGCAATACCTAGAGTTTCCTTAACGCTATCAGCATCAAACTTAACACGGTGTGAAAGTTGAATACCTGTCTTAGCAGTTCCATCCAACGCAACCGATAGAGTATTGTTGCATACTACTCTGATAGGAGTAAACCTAATATCGATCGACTTACCATAATGATGAGGATTTGAGAAGAGTAGGTATGAGTCAACTCTATCACCGCCGAAAAGTTCAAATGATTCCTTAACCTTAGCTAAGGCAAATACATTTCTACCGTTTCTGATAGAACCTGCAGTATTCATTTCCATGTCACCTGCGAGTACATATTCAGAGAAGAAGTTAAATGCCTCTTCATTTTGTACCGGTTCCCAGTCAGAACCAATAACATCGAGTAACTTTCCATCTGTTTCTCTAACGAGAGCACGCTTGTTTGGTACGTTAACATCAGAAGCAAACGCTCCTTTATAGTAAAGAGGCCTTGTTTCTACCTTCCAGTCTAAGCCTGCTTTTTCCATCATTTGTGTTGGAGTCAGATCGTTTGATACTGGAACTCCTAGGCCGTGCCATGGAACTTCACCTGCGTAAGCCATTTGAGCCTGACCATTGATCATTTCAATTTCATGTGACATAATATAATTCTCCCTATTAGTAAGAAATTTGTTGTTGTATAATATAATCATGAGCATGATCTTTACCCATGGATCCGAATGATTCTTCTACATCCGCAAGAATAGTATCTACTTCTTCTTGAGACATTGAAGGAAATGTTAACTCATGATTGTTAACAAATTCTTCTACATTTTCTATAAATCTTTTAATTCCTGACATATTTTCTACTCCTTAATTTGTTGTCATTTATAATATCATTATACCACATTTTTCTATCATAGTAAACAGTTAAATTCACTTTCATATAAAAAAATTATTGTACTGTGACATTTTTATCACTGTTCTTAAAGTACTCATTATATAGCCATTCCAATTTATTTAACTCAGGATGTTTACGAACCCATAAACCTGTGTCAGTTGCAAAGTGTTTTCTAAAGAAATTATCTAACTTAATGTTTCCAGTTTTTTCTTCTGGGTTGATCTTTAGAGCCAGTTGATCAAATTCATCGTCAGACATGATAGGATCGCTCTTATACTCATAGGCGTATGCTGCGATAGATAGTTTAATTCTATTCTTAATTTCTTGGTTGATATCAGGTGTATGCAACATATTTACTATATCCTCTCTTCATCTTTTTCTTCTTGTCCTGTATAACTCTCTTTCTATATCTTGGAGTCTTTACTTTTCTTGCTATAGGATTTCGAGTTCTTTTCACTGTTTTAACCATTTCGTACCTTCTAAGTTCATATCTGCATATTCTCTTCTATAAAATCTTTTAACTCCTGGACGTTCTTTACCTGCAAATATTATGATATCGTTTTCCCAGTCAATATCAACATTGGCTCGATAGTCGTTTACAGGATGAATGAAGTCAGGCTCTCCCCATATCTTTACGGCAGAGTAATATTCATCTCCTCTAAATCCTATAAACTGTACTATCTTTCCGTCTTTCATTAATCTATCTCTACATCCTTAACTGGAACTGCGAAGAAGTAAGATGGATTTTCTATATCTTGTACTTTATATAAAGTATTTCCATAGATATCTTCATCCTTATACTGTCCTAGGACAATTCCTCTACGTTCTTTAATTTCATACCCGGCTACAGGTATATCTGCTAAACTATAAAAACCTCCTAGACGACCATATTCGTCTACTGGAAATTTTTTCTTATAAGTGCATTGATACTGTTGCATTATGCTATATCCTTTAAATCTAAATTAAACTCTTTAGTTTCGAATCTTTGGATTCTTTCAACTGGTATTTTATATTTTTTGCAATCCTTAATTGCATCTTTTACTGATTCTTCTTCGGTTGTACCTAGACCACCGATCCAGCCTTCCTTACGTCTACCTAATTGTGGGGTATAATATACGTAGTAAGCTTTGGTTGTATATCTTTTAAATTTCATTACGATATTCTCCTTTCCTCTAACATTTCTTCCATTACAAAGTATTGAGCATCTGCTACATTAGAACCTTCTTCTTTGATGAACTCTTCGACTCTTCTGTCATATTCATCTGACCATTTAATATCTTCTCTGATATCCTGTTCTTCGAACCATTCATTTGAAATCATATCTTTTTACTCCTTATGATTTTATTGTATCATAGAAAAAAAGTAATGTAAACAAAAAAATACGCATCATATGAAAATAATGCGTTAGTGTGATATAAATGTCACAGTATTCTAGGTACCAGTTCCGAAGATATAGCTTTGGTATTTTCCAACAAATTCTTTAAATACATCTATATAAACGTGCATATTATCACCTTGTGACTCCCAGCATATTATATTCGTATCTATATTAGAAGGTTTTGAAAAGACAGTAAATTCACCAGATTTGGTATTGAACATCATCATAAACGTGACATCATTAGTAACATCTTCCCATTTAAATAGCGGTTTCTGTCCTAGTACATCATGTGAAAAGTTCATAGCGCTTTCTAGTTCTTCACAAACTAACTCCTTGTTTATATAAGCTAAGGATTTAGGGTTCATAGTTTCATATGTCGTATTATCTTCACCGAAAGATTTTCCAACTATTAATACTGTCAATATAATAGTAAATAATACTATCGATCCTATATAAAATTCAAAGTTTCTCATGTGCTCAATCTTTCTTTTTGTTCGTTTAATATAACTTTTATAACTTCTTCATCAACGCAGGATATCATTTTAGGAGAATTTGACAATCCATATTCTTGAAATATCTTATAGTAAAGTATGTCAGTATTTTCTCTGGCAAATTCTTTACAGTCATCTATGGAATAGAAGTGCGGGGTGTGAAATACGAAGTATTGTTCGTAACTCAACTTAGTGGAAGGATCCGTATACATCACGCTCATTAGAGCTAATATAAAAAATTTCATAATGTTTATTTCAATTTAAAGTAAATTGTCTCCTCATCTGTTCTAGGATTGATTAAAGGTAAGTCAGGAACACCGACTGTATTGGATTTTCCGACATATTCCCATTTATATCCTTCACTCATTTGTTGTCTAGAAGTATTAAAGAATTCTATATTTTCCCAGGTGAATAAACCTGCCATCATAACTATCGCAATCATTTCCAAATCTCCAAGGCGCAATCTTTTTCAAATTTACCTGATACAGCCTGCCTAGCCCATTCTAATTCTTGGATCAGTCGATTGTACCACTTTTGATCATGAGGATCTTTAGCCTTGTCATGATCTTCTTTAAGTTGTAGTATTCTAGTATCTATGTACTGACTCGTTATGTTATTCTTTCGGCGCATAAAAACAATTATCCTCGTAACTCCAAATTCGTTTTTCGTAAACTGACGGTTTAAATATATGTGAATAGTCTTTTTTAAATTTATCTATTCTCATTTTAATCATTGACACTCTTTCTTCTAGGTTCATTTCTTCTCCTTTGAAATGAAACCATTTCGGTAGCTATGGACTTAAACTAACTGCTACGAAACGTCGTGCACGACCAGGCTGGTTCCCCACCTTTAATCTTTCCACTTGAAGTGGTGATCAATTCTACATTTACCATAATATAGAATTCCTAGCCATACAGTAAATAGTATGCCGTCGATATAAGTAAGCTCATTCCAAGCTGTAGTAAAATCCATAATTTTTCTCCTTATTTCATAATATTAGTATTATTTATAATTATCGTGCACGTGCAATTGAATAATTGCGTAATGAATTATTTTCATAAGATCATTTCTGTGATCTTCTCGATTTCCCTTTTTACCATATCTTTGAGCATACTTAAGAATATTTCCTATACAGAATCCTGTACCGTGTCCACTGTCTAATATGAATTCAGTAGCTTGAAATTTATTCTCTGAGTAGTGAGCTTTATATGTATCATCAATATGATCTTTTATTAAGTGTATATTCTTATCTTCACTGAATTTATAATCTATCTTAGGAAGATCGACTACTTTTTGATCATCCTTAATTCTTTCAACGTCTTGTTTTACTAACATATCAAATAACCTCATTTTTTAGTATACCTTTAATCATTTCTGATTTAACATTTTCTTTATTCATAAATTTTATATCACAGTAACCACAAACTACATACCCTTCTTTAGGTACATTATAATAAACTCTAGGATGATCGTTATCACAATATACCGTTTCTTTATCTGTATATTTTATAGTGTTTGGATATATTGCGTCTGGATCATGTTTTTCCATTATCTAATTTTCCAAATATAAAATATGTGATCTCCTATCTTTGCAGTCTTGTGTTTGCTCTTAGCCCAGCCTGGTGTAACGTAGTCAGCATGATAGTGTGTAGCACCATGTGTTATATCTGCCCAATAACCAGATGCTATTTTAGTAGACATAGCTAAGACATAATTCCAAAGGTCTGCATCAATCTTTGGAATTTCATCTGACTTACCATCACAGTACCAGCTGAACTGACACCGATGTCTAACTGGATATTCTATTGAAGGATCCTTCCAAGAAGGTTTAGTAGGACCTTGTTCTACAACTTCACATGGAGTATCAGGAAATCTCTTATCCTTAACTCTATTCATCGTGACTTGTCCTACTGCTACCATACCACGAAATGGTTGGTTTCTAGCTTCCCAATAAATATTTTGTGCAATACATAATAATTGTTTGCTATCATAGAACTCAGCACGAACTGATGTTACTAATGAAAAGATAATAAAAACTGATAATATAATTGATCTCATAACCTACTCCTCTGCTATAAGTTTTATTCTATCACAGTTTAACAGCAATGTAAACAGTTTTTTTCATTTAAAATGAAAATATTCTATTATTTATTAAGATTTTGTAGGTTTCCAGTATTCTGAGGCAGGAACCTTTATAAATCTTTTGTTCGTTGTATTCTTACTTGGATTAGGAACTGTAAGAATAACATTCTTTAATTTTTGAAAAGCTTCGAACTGAGCATCTAATCTATCACCATAAGATCTTTCTCTTCTAATGAGCTTAGTCCATTTCTTAGATACATTCGGTCTTTCACCTTT